ACGTTTCGTTTTTCGTAAATGTCTTTCGCTTCGTCGTATGTCATAAAATCAGCGGGGCGGTCTACCCCGGACGATTGGCCCCACTTGTTTAACGGAACTTTCCGCCCGTCTTTCATTTTCCAAATAAGCCATTGCTTTAATCCCTTAATTTCCATTCCCCTAAATCCCTTTTTTTAACTCCGATTCGTCCCAATATTGCCCAAAAACTTCGCAACCGTCGTCACAACTACCGGCGATTTCGTCGCCTTCGTTCTCATTGTTTGCATTAGCTAAAAGCTGAACTGTCGTCGTGTGTTTTCTAAATATCTGTCTTTCTTCCCCCGCTCCGGTGTTTTTGTAAAGTTTTTCCATTCGTTTAGGAAAATCAAAAACTTCTGGTCGTTCCTTTGCGATTCGTTTTAATTTCTTAAATGTCTTTTTGTAACACCAAACGCAATTCCCCAAATAATTGGGAATCCCTAATTTGAATGGTTGTTTATCCCACCAATCATCGACTGCTTTTCTATCCCAATTCGAATTCACCAAAGGATACCAAAACTTATATTCCTTTCTCTTGGCGTTCATTCGGTCCATTTCATCCGAGCGGATACCGATACAAGTCGTGTAGGTTCCCCAATTCCAGCCAATTGATTTCAAATAGGATTGCATCGCGTTTACCTTCAATTCGCGAGTACAAAAAAGAAATTTAGGGTTTGGTAATCCGTATTTTTTTATCGCTTCTTCGAACGGTTCCCCCTTGCGGCTTGCGGTTTCGTAATCAACTATTTTATGCGTGCAACCTTTCCTTTCCCCGTGATGGGTGACCGCTTCCAACCAAACAACATTCCAACCAAATTCTTTTTCGCAATTGTGGACGAACTCCAAAGTTTCTTCGGCTTCCTGCCCCGTATTAGCAAAAGTGATAACGATTTCGTGAGTGTCGCTAAATTGCTTAATTATTTGGTGACACATTTTCCCCGATGTTTGGCCCCCGCTAAAACTTACCGTTATTCGCTTCGTTCCATACGGCGGTTCTTGAAACCTTTCTTGCGGTTCCATTTCTTCAAATAAAAATCCCATTCCCCTAAATCCTTTTTCGTAATTAATTAAAACGGAATATCATCGTCGCTATAAAATTGTGATAACTCTACCTTCGGTATCTCTTGGTCGAATTCTCTTTGGGTAACCCGCCAAAATCCGTTGTCGCGTTTCGCGGTTATCTTAACTGGCTTTCTTGTCCCGCCTTCATTAAAAACCGCCAGGGCGTCCCAAATGCTATCGGGAAACATATTCGCGGAATGGTCGGCCCAAAATTCTTTCGCCTTCTTTAACGCGAAACCTTCGTGTTCAATACAAACCCATTCGGAAATTTGCATAGTGTCGGCCAAATTCCCTTCTTCTTCGTCTTTGTAAACATAGTAATCGACCCGCATTGTGTCGCGTTTCCCTTCGGCTTTCGCTCGATTGAAATTCCAGCGAACATCGGAAACCCGATATTCCCGCGCATCTTGGGGAAACCTTTTAAGGATCTCCGCGGAATGGTCGGCAGTCGCTTCGTGTTTCGGCCCCGGTTCTTCGTCGCTAAATACAAAATGGCAATCGGGGCAAACCCTTACACTAATCGAACAAACCGCGTCACATTTGGGACAAGACTTTTTCGGGGCTTCGCCTTCTTCCTGCCCTTTGCTTTTCTTGCGTCCAAAGTCGGGGTCGTCTAAAGCTCCGTGTCTTTGGGTATTCTCTCCGAAATCCAGAACCAAACAGTTTTCCTTTCCATCGTGGGTTCGTAATCCCCGTCCGACCATTTGGGCAAACAAACCCGCCGAAGTCGTCGAACGCAAAACCGCCACACAATCAATTCGGGTCGCGTTAAATCCGGTTGTCAAAACATTTACATTTATCAAATACTTAATTTCCCCCGCCTTAAAGTCGCGAATATAAGCCGCCCGTTCTAGTGGTAAGGTTTCCCCGGTTATCAGCGCGACCGGTTCGGAAGTCTTTGTTTCGAATTCCTGTTTTACTTTTTCCGCGTGATTAACTCCCGCACAAAAAACCAAGACGCTTTGGCGTTCCCTGGTCGCTGCCAAGATTTCTTCGACCGCTGCGACCGTGATTTCATCAAATGCGGATTCCATCCCCCGCGTCGTAAATTCCCCGCGGGCTTTTGGTAGTTTGCTGGAATCGACTTCGCAATTTGTTTTTTCGTTTGTCAATTGCGATAGATAACCGGCTTTGATTAAATCGCTTATTTGGGCTTCGTAACAAATCCGGTCGAATAATTCGCCTTCGGTTAATTCGCCTTCGCCGGTTCTAAATGGGGTCGCGGTTAAACCGATAACGAAAACCGTTTTATTGATTGCTCGAATGTCGGCTAAAAATCTCCCGTACATTGTGGTTTGGTCGTCGGGGATTAAATGGGCTTCGTCTACGATAACCAGGTGTCGCCGGTCCAATAATTCCGCGTTTTTGTAAATGCTTTGAATTCCGGCACAAACAATATCCGAACCGGGTTCTTTTCGATTCAAACCCGCGGAATAAATCCCTACTTCGCAGCCGGTTAAACCTTCAATCTCCGCGGCGTTTTGTTCTAACAATTCTTTTCGATGGGCCAAAACAACAATTCGCCCATCCCACCCGATAGCGTCTTTAATTAGCTGCGCGATAACAAGGGATTTCCCCGCCCCGGTCGGTAAGACGATTAGCGGGTTTTTCTTATCCCTGCAACAATCCCAAGCGGCCGCGACCGATTCGCTTTGGTAATCTCTTAGCGTGATTTCTTTTTTTGTTTTAATTGGTCTGACCCTAAGCGTTCGGTTTCTTCTTTTTGTTTTCATCATTTCCCCTTTTTGTAAAAACCCCGATTTTTAAGCGGAATCGGGAAACCGCGAAAATGCGATATTAAAAACGTATCGCCCGTTGAATGTAAAACGACTGCAACATGCCGGACAGATTTACATTCTTTAGCTAAGTTTGACCCCCCGAAAGGTAAACACCGCCAAACTTAACACCTGAATCCCCGACGGCCGGGGCGGTTTTTTATAAAAGATTTCAACGCGGGATAAACCGCGGAACTCAGTTTGTATCGGCTTTGGTGTTCTCTCCGATACTTGAAAGCAAAACTTACTAATCATTCCAGGGGCTTGCGTTTGTCGTTTCCGGCTTGGATTCAACCGGAACCGATGCAACCGAAGAAACCTTTTTAATTTCGTTAGTAAGTTCTCCCGTATCGCTTCGCGTTCGCGTTACGACTTTCAATAACAACGGTTTGTCGTGCAATTCTTCGGAACTGGACGGGTTCAAAATTCCGGTAGCTTTCCGGATTTCTGCCAATCGTTGATTGGCAATCTTTACCGCGGTTTTGTTTGCGTTCCATAAATTCAAACGGTCCCAAAGCCGGCGTTCCTTAAATTCCCCTTCCACAATCTGAAAAGTAAATTCCAGGTAATAACCTGTTTTCGCTTTCGTCTCTTTCTTTTCGCTTTCCACAATAAGCGCGACATAATCGCCTGGGGTAATCGGTTCGAAATCGTCGTTTTCGACTTCTATAGAAAAATCCAAATCTTCGAAATTCACCATAATAAAATCCCTTCCTCAATAAATGGGTTCCAAAACATATTCGGCAACGGCTTCGAATTCGTAATTACAAGCCGGACAAATGATAAATTCGCCTTCTAAATTTCGAATCGACTTTAGGCCGCTTTTACATTGCGGGCAAAAATAGCGAATCCGATATTCGTCGGGCGGTTCGATTAAAATTTTGGGTAAGATGCTCCCGCGGAATTTATCCATTGATGAATTCCCCATATTCGAAACCATCTTTTGACATCGCGATTTCCTCCGGAAGTCCAATCCGGTTTTTCGCTAAATGGCTTGGTCGCTCCGTCGTGTAAATGATTCGTTCGCCCGTTCCCTTCGCCAAGTTTCGTTTTCGGTTAAAACCTTCGTCGGTCGTTTTGTTGTAAACCTTGAAATTACAAAATAAAACTTCGTCGCAAAATTCCTGCACTAAAGAACCAACCCCGTAACCTTTCGAATTAACGTGTAGCTTCGGCGCGTAGCGGTCGTAAGATTCCATTTCTGGCGATTCGAACCGCTTGATTGAACAATGGGCCAAAAGCAAAACATTAATTCCGTTTTCGATAACATTGTTCAAAGCTAAAATAAGTTTCTCGAAATACTCCGTCGCTTTGTCGTAACCTTTTCCGTAAGGAATGTCGGC